TGTTCGTCATCGTTGCAATACATTTTATTAATGCAAAGCTCAAAAGCGTACAGCAAAGATTTTACTTTTTGAGCCTGCTGAATTACGTTGCGATCAGCCTGCTGGATTGCCAGCCAGCGTTGACGGTGTTTTTTTTGGGCTGCAATAACAGCCGGTTGGGCTTCAACAAAAATAGATTGTTCTTTTTGGTCGATGGCCATCAAAGGTTCCTTTTGCGGAGAGTGGTGAATGTTTCGTCAAGTTTTTGAACATGGTCAGCCCAACTGCCTGGTTCTGGTTGGTCGTAAGGGTCAGGCAAGCTGTTGGCAGCATCGCGAGCCAACTCGTAAATAAGATCGATCTCAACTTTCGTGAGATGTACTGGATAGGAAGTTGTCATGATGAAAAAGCCATTTTTTGCTTGACAAGTTTGCCGACCATGTTGCGGCACTTGCTGATAGTTTTGCGGTGAACAGAAATAGATTCCATGTCGTTGGAAGCAATCGCGTGGCTGTACAAAGTTTGTGCTTCGTCAAGGTGGACTTTGATTTGATCGATTTGCTGTTGGATTGTCATTTACGGGAGTGGTGCCTTACAAATATATTATGGCATGCCAGTATCAATTTAGCAATCCCAAACAGAGCCAGACCTGACAGCTTTCCACAGTATTTCGTTAATTACATCGCAAGGCTGCACACCTTTTTCAATGGCTGCAACCCGGATAATGATCATTAACTCGCGGTCTGTTTTGCCTTGCACCCGTGATTGGCTTTTTGTCAAAACTAAACCTGGGTTTTCATTCTCGTAATATTGCTGTATTTCGTCTTTGTGTTCAGGTTCTGCCTGCGTAGCAAGCACTTTCCTTGAAGCTGGCAACTCAGGCTCGACATATGGAGCATAGGGAGACGAAACCGGTGGCAGTGGGTTTTCTTGGGCAACGTTTTCCCTTTGGCTTATCAAAGACCTAATTAGTTCTTGGTCGTAAGCGTCTTGCTTGTCAAAAAAATCAGACGGGCCTGACCATTCGCAAATCGGGTCACCAGGGCGTTCAGAAGTGACTAAAGCTTTGAGGTGCAAATCAACGGTCGTGTAGTCAATTACGCAACGAAGCAATTGAGAAAGCATCGGGTCACGATTGCCCTGTGTGCCCGAAAAAATGCGGATGCGTTCGTTTTGGTAAATACCAATGAAATAGTTTCCGTGGGCTTGAATGATGCGAGCGTTTACCTTTTTGTCAACCAAGTTCATGGATTGATTGTGATGGCAAAAGAATCATGGCATGCCAACAGGCAGGGCGCAAGGGGTTTTATTTTTTTGGCCGTTTTTTTGCTAAATACCTCAACCTGCTCCGTTCTTTTGCTTTGTCCACAGCTTCGCCCCTGCCAGGCAATTCACCTGGACCGCCTACGTTCGGCGAAAGCAAACCTTCCCAGTCTTGGCCTGTAATCACCATTGTTCCAACATAAATTGATATTTATCCCAACTGTCGACCCAAGACTCTAAACATTGGTTTACGTCTTGTTCAATTACTTTGCATTCGTTTGGAGCAGAAACAACTGTCACGCATTTGTCAATTGGGAGTGCTGGGTGATGGTCACACAACATCGCTGCATATGCCCCTAGCTGCTCAACAGCAGGTTTTCTTCTTCGAGCTGCTGATTGGCTGGAAACTGTTTTCACATCACCTAAAACAATCTCACCGTTTTTATGTCTAATCAAAAAATCAAATGATCCACCCAGTGATTTTCGTTGATCGCAAAGCCTGTATTCAGTTGCAATAACTTCGCATTGATCAAAAAGATCGCACTCAAGAAGCGGGTCAACCCAGTCTGTCCACCTTTCAGGGAAGATAAGTTCTTGGCCTTGTAAAAATTTTTCAACTACATCGTGCAGTGCTTGGCCTCTTGCTGCCCATCCGTCTGGACCATCTTTGTAACGCATGATGTTTGCTTTGGCATCGTCGCTGAGGCTTGAGCCAAGGACTTGGGTGACAGACCTCTGCAACCATTCACCCTCAAGCCTGTACTTGTGCCATTGTTCATAAAAGGTCAGTGATTCAATTGGTTGCATAGAGTTCCTTGCTTGATTGCCCAACATGGTGCATCCTTGGGCCTGATGCAAGCCCAATCCATGCCCACATTAGACCCAAACGAGGCATATGCTGCCGAAAAGATTGACCTGAATGGTGAGTACCGAGTTTTAGTTGACCCACGGGTTTTGCGCGAATGTCATCGCAAGATGCCAATCGGTCAATCACGCACATCTTGGGTGAATCAACTTTTGCAAGACGCTATCGCCCAAAAACCGGAGGCTTTAGCGCGTGACTGATTTGGAAAAGGAAATGGCTGCTTATGGGCTTTTGCAATGGGTGCCTTACAGCCTGCCAACATTTTTTGATGAACAGCTCGCCGCAGACTGTTTTTACACAAAGATGCAACGTCAAAGGTCTGATGCAGCCCTTGCAATTTGGGATGATGAGCATCCTGAAAAAAGCAGTGCAGAACTTGCCGCGTTTAAGCAGCTCAACGATCTGAACGTTTATTCAGACAAAATTTTTTACTCCCCTAGCCGTGCCAAAGATGGCGGATACACCAAGCGACTCAAGGAACACCTTTCCCCAGGAAACTCTCAACGACCACAGAGCACTTCTAGACCAAATAGACCAGCATGCTGGCGTAGTTCTAAATGAAGAAACTGACCCTTTGCGCCGCAGCCAACTACTGCGACTTTTTGCAGAGGAAATTCAATGTCCAATAAACGAAAAGACAGCCAACACTCTTTTAATCAAAGCTGAAGGCAAGGTCAACGGTGTATGCAGCCCCAGGCTGCGCGGTCAAAAGATGGATACAACTCCTACGCCATGGGCTTGGGAAGGTGTATTGATGTCAGGTACTTTCAACCTTCTTGTTGCTCCACCAAAAGTTGGAAAAAGCGCATTGATGGTCGGAATGATTAGTGCTTGGTGGCATGGCGAAAAAAAGTATTTAGGCCAAAAATTGCATGGACCTTGCCCCAAAGTTTTCATTGTTGGCACTGACCAGCCTGAAAACGATTGGCACAATTTGTTTAAAAGGGAAGGTCTTGTCACTGCTGATGGAAACCTTGGTGGCCCTGTTGAAATGCTTTGGCATACAGCATCACCACTTCATTTGACAGATGAAGGCGTTGTACACCTTGAAGCCATAGCATCCGCCAACCCTGGTTCTTTGTTTTTGCTTGATAGTTACCACGCCTGTTGCTCACCCCTTGGCTTGGAAGAAGCTGCCTCAAGTTTTGATGGCCCTGCACGGAAACTTGCACAAGCATTGGCACCGCACAAAACGACGCTTGCAATGATCCATCACACCAACAAATCAGTTTCTGGGGGCAATGCAACAAACGCAAGCAGAGGCAGCAATGCCCTCCCTGCTGCAGCAAGTTTGACGATCCTTATGAATTGGTTCAAGCAACCTCTTGAAGGGCAAACACAAACTGATCAGCGGGTTGTACTGAAAACCCAAGGCCGCGCAAAGGGGACGACTTTATTGATTGAACTGAAGGATGATGGCTGGGTTCACCATGGTGATGGTGAAAGCGTGTTGCACGCTGAAAGCATGCAGGAGGTTTCTGACGGCTTGCAGGGGCGACAGGCTGACGCTTACGACCACATCCTGGAGCGTTGGATGGTTGGTCAGTTCCCGGTCACGTCATCAGAGCTGTCTGCTGTGCTTTCTGTCGACCGCAACAAAATAAATCGCTGCCTACGTTCGCTGCAAAAAAAAGGCTTGATTGTTGAGTCTGGGCAAGCTGCACCATCTTTAGAAGGTGGCAGACCTTCAATCATGTACACACCTGCAATAGCCCCCGCTGAAAGTGGGGGTTTAATGCCCCAAACGCCTTTATCCCCTACGCGCGTACACGAAAACATAGGTTTAACCCCTTTAACCCCTTTAGAACACGTTTCTGGTGGAGGGAGGTTAAACACCCCTACTCCAGGAACGCCTGTCGAAAGGTGCATCAAGGGCAACTGGGCTAATGGCTGGCTTGTTGTTGATGCCTCTAACCTCCATGCGGTGAAAGTCGCTCAGCTTGGCAACCCAATGCTGACAGTCTCCAACTTGCGCTGGGAACAGGACATACGGCCTTGCTCCGGTTCGCCGTTTTCAGCACAAAAAACAAACACAACTGACACTTACGATTTCTGATGCCTGATTGCAACCGACAGTTTCCAGTACGAGTTGACATACGACTCACTGAAGAAGAACGAGAAAGCTTGAACCTTGAAGCTGTTCAACGTGGCATTACGCGCCAAGAACTACTTAGGGCAAGAATCTTGACCACTGAGGGCCGTGAAGCACCAATCCCTCCGTACAAACCAGTTCATCTTTCACAGGGCCGTGACGCCATCGATAAGGCTATTGATGCAATCACTCGTCGATACCATTTCATCCCACGGCACCAACTAGAGCCAATCGTCTGCACTGTTATTTGTGCTTTATCTGCTATCAACAAAAAAGCATGATGAAATGTCCTAAATGCGGATCTTTTCGCGTTCATGTTGTGACGACAAAAAGGACTGTTGAAGGCCCTTATGAAATTGTTCGTCGGCGTCATTGCATTAGCTGTAATCATCGTTGGTATACAGCACAAGTGCCAGAGGTAGAGATTCCATCTAGTGCCATGACTTGGGTCGGCGACGAAATCAAATTGCATCTACACCCATTGTTTGATTAGCTTGCGGTTTGGCTTCTGGCATGCCATGATTCATTCAGCAGGCAACTGCACCGTTTTTCTCCCATGACTGTCACAGCAAACGATTCAGCCCTTCAAACCAGCAAGTTTGAACTTGATCAAATCATTTGTTCTAGCTTCGGCTACGACATGACGATCGTTGAGTTCTACGTTGTTGCTCGCATGACCAAGGCCAGTGTCTGGCTTCGTCCTATCGGTCGCATCGTTACTGGCGATGACGGCAGAGGCGAAGGCAAAGCAATCCCAGACACGTCTGTACAAGCTTCAGATTGCAACATCTTCCGCAAGCGCATCCAGCACTGGGACGGTGTTGAAGGTATTTCTGACAGCATCAAGTATTTCCGCATCTGGGACGGCAAGCCTCAGTATCACAACACTTGGGACTGAGTTGTTGCCCCATGGTTTCTGGCATGCCATAATATGTGTGTGGGCAATCCACTCACGCACATTTCCCAGCCATGAACACTCGACAACGTCTTGATCGCGCTTTGCAAATAAGAGCCGCCTTGCAAGACTTGATGACAACAGAAGAAGCCGACACTTACGAAGATCTTGATAATCATTTTTGTGATTACATCAGGGATCTGACTATCGACCATCAAGACACTCTTCCTTCTTTGCCTGCTATCTGATTCATGGATTATCACCACACCATGCTCAACCTGTTCGAGTCCTTCGAGCGTCATCAAGATGAGCTTCAATCACGCAACAGTCTGTTAGCTCTTGATGCTGTGCAAAGCCCCACTTTTTACATCGAGGCATTTTTCGACGGCAATCTTGAATGGACTGAGTACGCCTACAGCGAACGTGAGTTGCAAGAGCTAAAAGATCAAGCTCTGTTCTCAGGCTGCACCTTTACTGTTCGCTTAGAAGATGACGAAAATTAATCCTATGGCCACTCCAACTAAAAAATTAAAAAAAAGAAAGCAGGCATTCCTCAAAAAGACAAAACCAAAATTAAAAGAAAAAATGTTAAGAGAATGGATCCGTGAAAGATTGCAAGGGCATTATCCTATTCCGACAGCTGAATTAGGGCGCACAAAAATTATTAGGGCATCACGCCTTCGTTTCGTTCAAAACTATTACCAAATAACAGATCGTGATTTCTGGAATTTTAGAAGAACTGGTGCCAAACATTTTATGAGATTGCTTTACGACGATTTAGATGAGTCGCAGGAGTTTATCTTCAGGAGCCAATTGCAAGGAGTAAAAATACCTTCGGAAATAAAAGGAATGTTGGTCATACGCATGTCTACGCATCAAAATGCAAGGATCCCTTTGACTGCTACCAAATGGCAAGAAGAGTTGTCTAAAAAAGAAATTCCGTATATCTACACTAAAACCAAGCATGATGGCGTTATATGGAACGGCCCTTGGGGGTTTGTTCAATGACTCTCGACAAATCTCTTCAGGCATTCCAGTATCAGCATAAACTTCAAGCATTCCTCCGTTATGAGCAGCGACTCAAACAGGCTTACGCCCGTAGCCAAAATCCGTTCCCTGGAAGATGGCAACCTGATGGTTACGGTCGGCGAGTTCAGGTCGATAGTGAGCAGCCATCACCTCGTTCAGCCGAAAATTATTCGCTTGACTGAGTACTGGTTGAAAGCAAATTCTGCACGTTGACATAGGCAGTTATTATTTTTGCAAGTGTTTTTTCAGCCAGTGGCAATCGTTTCAGAAAACATAATCCAACGCCAAACAGCAGAGCTGAAGCCATATGAAAACAACCCACGTCAACATTCAGAACCACAGCTTGACCGGCTTGTCAGGTCTATCAAGGAGTTTGGTTTCACCAATCCAATCCTTGTTGACGCAGATAGCAACGTAATCGCAGGCCATGGTCGGTTAATGGCTGCTGAATTGATGGGTCTTGCCATCGTGCCAACTATTGAGTTGGGGCACCTCACAGAGGCTCAGAGGCGTGCTTATGTCATTGCTGACAACCAGTTGGCTTTGAACAGCACTTGGGATGATGACGTGCTGCAATCAGAATTAAATGCACTAGGGGAGGCAGGCTTCGACTTGACCTTGCTTGGCTGGGGTGATGACCTTCCAACCTTTGGTGAAGACATTGACTTGTCAGCACTAGACGATTTGGAAGATGACCCGACTTCTGAGCTTTCTGATGGCGTGATGAAAGCTATTCAAATTGAGTTTCGCCCAGAAGATTATGAAGAGGCCAAGGCTTTGGTTGATGCCGCTCGCAAACGTGGTGAATATGTTGGCATTAAATTGATCGAAGCATTGGCTGGATGATTGATTACCAGATTGCTGTTCCAAGCTATAAAAGGCCCACACGGCTGATCACCGAAACACTTACAACACTCAAAAGGGGTGATGCAGATTTTAACCGGGTGACAGTCTTTGTTGCAGACACAAATGAAAAGCATTTGTATGAAACAGCTTTGCAAGCTATCGGTTTAAATATCAAAGTGGTTGTTTCGCAGCCGGGTCTAATCAATTCACGTATTTGGTACAACCTAAATTATTACAAGCCAGGAACACGCATCTTGAACCTTGATGACGACATTGCAGGGCTATACATCAAAAACAACAATGCACTGGAAAAATATACCCAAAGTTTAGACAGGTTGGTTTCTAAAGGTTTTCAGGTTTGCCAAAACACTGGCGCAAGGCTGTGGGGTATAAACCCTGTCGCAAATGGGATGTTCATGAAACCAACTATTACTGTTGGCTTGCGCTATATCTGTGGGATTTTTCATGGGTCATATGCTGGCGACCTTGCACTTTGCGGTGATGACCGCACACGCCAATCATCTGGCGAAGACTTTGAAACGACCCTTCGTTCATATAAATTGTACAAAGGTGTAGTAAGGCTTGATGGCTACGCCCCGAAAACAAAGTATTTCGCAGAAGGTGGAATCATGGCTGAACTTGGTGGCAAGCAAGAACGTGCGAAAGACCACGAAAAACAGTTGCAGCAAATTGTCAACCGTTTCCCAAGCATAAGCAAGTTGTACACCAAGGCTGGTGGTGTGCCAAACATCAAGCTCAAAACAATCACGCATGGAAAGCTGCAGTGGATATGAAACTTCCCATTCGCACGCTTCAACCATTAACCCCAAAACTAAAAATCGGTGATACTTGCCCAGAATTTAAACCAAACATCACAGATTCCTGCATACTTGCTGACCCTGACGGAACGAAGGTTGGTTTGTTCTTGAAAACCTTGCCGAGTGATTTGCGTAATTTAGTCAACATTGCTGACAATGAAGTCAACTCAACTCGTGTACCTAAAACAATGATGGACCGCAAGCGCCCCTTGCCTACATCAGCAGATGGCAAAAAGCGTTACTTAGTTATTTCACAGTATTCAGCCATCCTTGGCAGCGTCCCACCAAAGCCGCATATGCGAAGGGCATACGGAACCCGTTCTTCTGTTCACTCCAGCAAAACAGCAGTGACTTTTGTGAAAGCTATGCACCAAGCAGGTTTAGTCGCTTTCAGGTTGGTCCAAGAGCTAGCACCTGAAATAACCAAATTGCACACCAGCAAAGTGCAATCACGGGTTCCAGGAAAATGGCGGTTTTCCAAAAATTTCACTAGCACTATCACTAACTGCAATGGCGCAGCTCCGATTCACCAAGACCATGCAAACGTCAAAGGAGCAATCAACATCATCATCACCAAAAGGCGTAACAGCACTGGCGGAAACTTGCATGTCCCGGATTACGGCGCAACATTTGACCAGATTGATGGTTCGATGCTTGTGTATCCAGCGTGGAGAAACATGCACGGCGTGACGCCAATCGTCCCAACCCACCAAGGTGGCTACCGCAATAGTCACGTCTGGTATGCGCTTGATTCATTCGCCTCACTACAGTAAATACATGGCTCGACCTCGTTGCACAGCTGTAGAAAAGCAATTCCGCCTTGCACGGGTGACGCGGATGCTTGCGAATGGAGCAACACGTCAAGATTTAGTGCAGTATGGCGCTCAAGAGTGGGGGCTTGCAAAACGGCGCATAGATGAGTACATCGCAGAAGCGCGTAAAGAATTGGAAGAGGATTACAATCTTGACCGTCAAGCTTTTACCGCTGTACTTTTGTCACAGCTTTCAGTTATTCAAAAAAAAGCAATGGAACAATCAAACCTACAGACAGCACTAGGTTGCATTAATACAGCGGCAAAACTTGCCCGGATATACGATTAATGGGTGTATTGTCAGCAATACCGGCGGGCCATGTCCTGCAAAAAATTGGAGAAAACAATTCAGAATTAGATGTTCAAAAGTTAGTGCAACAGATAAAAGATGATTTACACCCTGGTCAGCTTGCTTTTGTAGAAGATCAAACAACAGAAATCATCGGCCTATCTGCTGGGTATGGTGCGGGCAAGACGAGGTCGTTAGCTGCAAAGGCTGTCGTCCTTGCGGTGTTGAACCAAGGCTTCATGGGTTGCGTGATGGAGCCGACAGGCCCATTGATTCGTGATATCTGGATGAATGATTTTGAGGAGTTTCTTGAGGCATACGAAATCCCTTATACGTTCAGGGCTTCTCCGTTGCCCGAATACGTTCTGCACTTGCCAGGCGGTGATACAAAGATCTTGTGCCGCAGTTTTGAGAACTGGTCACGCATCATTGGCTTGAACCTTGCCTGGGTGCTTGCCGATGAAATCGATACAGTCACGCCATCAATCGCACAGAAAGCATTCCCGAAAATCCTTGGACGCTTGCGTGCTGGCAACGTTCGACAGTTCGCGGCTGCATCAACGCCTGAAGGTTTCCGCTGGATGTGGAACACGTTTGGCACAGAAGAAGCACAACAGCGCCCTGATCGAAAGCTGATTAAAATGCGATCGGTGGATAATCCCCACCTTCCAAAAGACTTCATCGAACGTCTCGAAGCAAACTACGATCCAAGCCTGTTAAAGGCGTATTTGCTTGGAGAATTTACGAACCTGACAACCGGCCAGGTTTATGACCGTTTTGATCGCGCCAAACATGTAGTCACCGACATTCCTGACGTCAGCAACGAGCCCCTTCGCGTCGGCGTTGACTTCAATATCGGGAACATGTCAGCAGTCATCGGTGTTCGTCTTGGGAACAACCTTCTCCTGACTGACGAGGTCAGCGGTGCACATGACACCGACGCAATGGCACAAGAAATACAACGCCGTGCTGATGGACGCCAGGTATACGTCTACCCTGACGCATCTGGCGGTAACAGAAGCACGAATGCCTCACGCACAGATATCCAGATCTTGGAGTCCTACGGATTTAGCAATCAATCGCCAAAAGCCAACCCTCCCGTACGTGATCGGGTGGCTTCTGTACAAGCTCTGTTGGAAAACGGAAAGGGCGAAGTCAGGTTGCAGGTCGCCGCAAATTGCAAACGAACAATTGAATGTTTAGAGCTTCAGTCGTACACAGAAGCAGGAGACCCAGACAAAGATGCGGGGTATGATCACATGAATGACGCTCTTGGTTATCTTGTCTACCGCGATTTCAGCATGATTCATGCTCGCGCTGGCCGAGGCACTGGCATCAGGCTTTACTAAACTGACGGCATTGGGCGGGACTTAACTGTGTATTCAGGCTTTTCTGGTGGTCGCCAGCGCGTTGGCAACGTTACTCAGGTGAACGACCCCAGTACGGCTTGGGTTAATCAAGAACCGCATTGGGGATTGATTGAACATTTGCTTGGTGGCACATACAAAATCAGAAAAGGCCACCGCAAGTTTTTACCGCAAGAGCCAAGAGAATTAGACGAGTCTTATGACAACAGGCTGCAACGGTCTGTTCTTGCGCCTTATTACGTCAGGCTAGAGCGCATGTTGGCAGGCATGTTGACGCGCAAGCCGGTCAGGCTTGACGACGTATCTGATCAAATTCGCGAGCAATTATTTGACGTTGACCTGCAGGGGAATGATCTGCAGACGTGGCTTTACAACACGTCGCGCATTTGCATCCGCTACGGGCACGTCGGCGTTCTTGTTGATGCGCCAAAGTCTGGCGACAATGGTCGTCCTTACTGGATCACGTACACGCCAAGGGACGTGCTCGGCTGGAGAGTTGAATTGGCTGATGGGCAACAGAAACTGACGCAACTTCGTCTTTCTGAGAAGATCGCCGTGCCCGATGGCTTGTACGGAGAAAAGCAAGTTGAACAGGTGCGCGTACTAACCCCTGGCGCATTTGAGATTTTCCAGAAAGATCAAAAAGGCGACTTTCGTGTCATTGACGAAGGCACGACAAGTTTGACAGAGATTCCGTTCAGCGTTGCTTATTCCAACAGGGTTGGCGTTTTGGAATCATTCCCACCGCTAGCTGATATTGCTGAGCTAAATCTGCAGCACTATCAAGTCCAATCAGATCTTGGAAACCAACTGCACATCAGTGCAGTACCGATGCTTGCGTTATTTGGTTTTCCTGCATCAGCAGAAGAAGTCAGCGCAGGCCCAGGCGAAGCACTAAGCCTTCCAGAAGGAGCATCGGCAAGCTATATCGAACCCGGTGGCAACAGCTACGACGCACAGTTCCGCAGGCTTGACCAGATCGTTTCGCA